GGAGATGTGTATAAGAGACAGGGATAAACTCTCTGTTTGTATATGTCTATATAAACGTATGAACTTAAAGAAGTTTGTACGTTTTTAATAGCTGTCAGCAATGTTCTTACATCTTTAGGAAGTGGTACAGAATTCATAAATTATTACCTCAATATAGTCAAATTATAGGAGATACAAAATGATAAATAAAGAGATTAGAGCACCCAACAGAATAACATCAGGATAAGGAGGACATATGGCAGAACCTAAGAGATTAGGTCGCCAGACTCCTACAAAATCCATAGTTCTGCCATATGAGAATACATATGGAAAAGAAGCAATTGATATCTATGAAAAGACTGGCAGACAGGCACAGGATTGGCAGAAGCTTCTGATCTATGACATTCTTTCGTACAACGATGAAGGATTATGGATCCATACAAAGTTTGGCTATGCAGTTCCTAGACGTAATGGTAAGAATGAAGTAATTTCAGCAAGAGAAATGTATGCATTAGAAATCGGAGAACAGGCACTCCATACAGCACACAGAACTCCAACATCAACCAGTGCTTTCAATAGACTGCTCACTCTGCTTGGAAAAGCTGGATACAAGGAGAAGGATGACTTTGTTGCACACAAACAGTATGGTCTTGAAACAATAGAATTCCCATCGACAGGTGGAAAAGTGAGCTTTCGTACAAGAACCGATAAGGGAGGCCTTGGAGAAGGCTTCGATCTGCTCATTATTGATGAAGCACAGGAATATACGATTGATCAGGAAACGAGTTTGAAGTATGTAATATCTTCGTCAATGAATCCTCAGACACTGTTCTGTGGAACACCGCCAACGAATGTATCCAGCGGAACAGTATTTGCCAAGATGAGAGAAAGAGCTTTATCTGGAGAAACAGAGAATACTGGATGGGCAGAGTGGTCTGTTGACAACATGACAGATGTATATGATGTTGAGGCATGGTACGAAACAAATCCATCGTTAGGCATCATTCTTACAGAAAGAAAAATCAAGGATGAAATCAGTAATGATGATCTGGATTTCAACATTCAGCGTTTAGGATACTGGTCAAAGAAAAATCTGAAATCTTTCATTTCAGAAGTACAGTGGAATGAATGCAAGCTTACTTCTCTTCCAGAACTGAAAGGAAAACTCTATGTCGGTATCAAATTTGGAATTGACGGTCAGAATGTGGCAATGTCTATCGCATGTAAGACCACAAACGAAAAAGTATTCGTAGAGTCTATAGACTGTCAGCCGAGACTGAATGGCAATAAATGGATGCTGCGCTTTCTGAAGCAGGCAGATATTGCATCTATTACCATTGACGGCAATGGATCTTCGACTCTCGAAGAAGAACTGAAGGATATGAAGCTGAAGCACATTATCATTCCAAAGACATCAGAAGTAATTACGGCCAATGACGTATTTAAAACATCGCTGGATCAAGGCCTGGTTGTTCATATGGGGCAGCCATCACTTGCTCAGTCAGTCAGCAACTGCCAGAAGAGACTGATAGGCAGTCAAGGCGGATATGGATATCAAAGTATCAAGGAAGGCATAGACATATGCCTTATGGAAAGTATGGTTTTCGCTTTCTGGCAGGCAAAGACAGCTAAAGAAAGACGAAAACAGGTTATTCACTATTAAAGCAGCTTATCTCAGCTGCTTTTTTAGATATTACGTACACTACACGGAAAGTAGGAAAAGGAGACTTAAACATGACATTTACACCAATTGAAACACAGGAAGCATTCGAAGCAGCATTGAAAGAGAGACTTGAGCGTGAGCGCTCAACTATGACTAAAAAGTTTGAAGGCTATACATCACCTGAAGCACTTCAGAAGATTAAGGATGAATATGACTCTAAGATCAAAGGCTTGAATACTTCAATCACAGAAAATGCAAACAAGTATGCAGACTATGACAAACAGCTTGCAGAAAAAGATGCCAAGATCAGTGCTTACGAGACCAACTCGGTAAAAATGAGAATCGCACATGAGAATGGAATTCCTTATGAAATGGCTTCTAGATTATCCGGAACTACAGAAGAAGACATTCGCAAGGATGCAGAAGCATTATCTAAATTCATTGGTAATCGAGGACAGGTACCACCTTTAGCAAATCACGAAGATCAAAAAGGTGATACATCTAAACAGATTTATTTACAGATGGCGAAAAACCTAAGAGGAGAATAACAAATGGCAACAATTACTAAAACTACAAATTTATTTCCAGCGGAATTTATTCCACAGATTTTCAGCAAAGTAGCTGGTCATTCTACATTGGCAAAGCTTTCAAAGCAGGAACCTATTCCATTTTCAGGAACATCACAGTTTGTATTTACAATGGATGGTGAAGCATCTATTGTCGGCGAAGGCGATGCCAAACCAGCAGGTGATGCAGGATTTAAACCAGTAACAATCGCACCAATCAAGTTTGTGTATCAGCACAGACTTACAGACGAATTTGTGAACATGTCTGAAGAAAAGCAGGTTCCATATCTGCAGGCTTTCACAGACGGCTTTGCAAAGAAGATGGCAAGAGCACTTGATATTGCAGCAATGCACGGTGTAAATCCAGCAACAGGTGATGCCTGTGAAGCTATTGCAAGCAAGAACTTTGATATGGCAGCAGTTGGATCCGTAACAGTAACAGCTGGTTCTGAAGATGATACTCTCGATGCAGCAATTCAGGCAATTGTTGCTTCTGATGGAGCAATTACTGGTATTGCAATGGCACCATCATTTGGAAGCGACTTAGCTAAAATCAAAGTAAACGGTGTAGTTCAGTATCCTGAATTCAGATTCGGTGGCAATCCTGGCACATTCGCAAGTGTTCCTTCTGATATTAACAACACTGTTTCATTCAAGACATCAAAGGATTTAGCAATTGTCGGTGACTTTGCTAATGCATTTAAATGGGGTTTCGCAGAAAACATTCCAATGGAAGTCATTGAATATGGTGATCCAGATGGACAGGGCGACTTAAAGAAAACCAACCAAATTGTATTGAGAGCTGAAGCATACATTGGATGGGGTATCTTAGATAATGCTTCATTCAAAAAGATTGCAAAACCTGAAGGATAATAGCTATGAAATACAGAAATATTAAAAACGGTGCTGTGATTGATATTTCCTGTATTCTGACTGATGTGGATTGGGAGGCTTTAGAGCCTTCCGAGCCACAGTCTGTTGAAGAACCACTGGAAAACGAAGATCCATCTATTGAAGAGCCGCAGAAAACTGAAGAAAAGTCTGTTGAAAAGCCACAGGCAAAAGCAATTAAGAAACCGCAGAAGAAAACCGGAAAGAAAGGATGATGATTTATGAGTGAACCATTTGCTACAGTAACAGATGTTATTAATCGGTACAAACTGCTGACATCAGAAGAAACTGCCAAGGCAGAAGTGCTTTTAAGAGATGTATCCAGTGCTTTGAGAATCAAGGCGAAGGAATGCAACAGAGATCTTGATGCAATGATGGCAGAAGATGAAGATTATGCAAATGTAGTCGAAATGGTTACTTGCGATATTGTCATCCGCAGACTGGATCAGGATTCATCAAGCAATACATACAATCTGCAGCAGGAATCACAGTCGGCTCTAGGCTATACATGGAGTGGAACATATGTGAATGCCGGTGGTGGTACATCTATCCTTGATAAAGATCTCAAAAAGCTTGGACTTCGTAAGCAGAAGGCAAGCTTTATTGATTTCTATGGAGTCGGAAATGCAGCGAATTAAAGGTATTACTGTTACTCTTCATTCAAGAACGGATACAGGCAAGAGGGATGCTTTCAATCACCCAGTCTATGAAGAAAAAGCTGAAGAGATTGAAAATGTACTCGTGTCTCCTATCACAAGTGAAGACATTCTGAGCAACACATCATTAGACGGTCATAAAGCCTCATATGTGCTTGGTATCCCTAAGATGGACAATCATTCATGGGAGGATGCAATCGTTGAATTCTTCGGTAGAAGATGGCACGTAATCGGCATTCCACAGGAAGGTATTTCAGAAAATATTCCTCTCAGCTGGAATAAGAAAGTGACGGTTGAAGCGTATGAATAGCAAAGTAAAATTTGAACACAATTCAAGTGGATATATCGAACTGATGAAGTCACAGGAAATGCAGAATGTGCTTTCTCAGTATGGCGAACAGATCAGGAACTCTGCAAACAGTTCAGGTCACACTGGTGACAGCTATGAAAGCAGTACATCAGTCGGTCAGACAAGAGCCAATGTCAAGATCTATCCAGGGAATCAGCATGCTGCACGAAGCAACTTTAAGTACAATACGCTGCTGAAAGCGTTAGGAAGTGTGAAAGGATGATCATAGAAGCCGTTGTTAGAAACTATCTGGAAACAGAACTGAAGCTTCCGGTATTTCTTGAACATGAAAAGAATATGCCTGAGCAGTATGTCATGATTGAAAGAACAGGCGGTGGAAGAGTGAATCTGCTAAACAATGCAACTCTTGCAGTGCAGTCAATCGGCCAATCCATGTATGATGCAGCAGTACTGAATGAACGTGTCAAATCAGCTATGTATGCACTGCCTGGATCACATGACATTTCATCATGCAGATTGAATTCTGATTACAATTTTACAGATACAGAAACAAAGGAATACCGCTACCAGGCGGTATTTTATTTAACTCACTATGAGTAGAAAGGAATAACGTATGGCAACAAATAACTCAGCAAATGTTACAGCAGGAACTCCTAAAGTCGGTGGTGCTTTTTTCCACGCTCCTTTAGGAACTGATTTACCTACAGATGCGAAAACATCGTTGGACGCCGCATTCAAGAACCTGGGATACATTTCAGAAGACGGTTTAACTGAATCTACATCTATTGATACAAATACTGTCAAAGCATGGGGCGGAGATGTAGTAATGGTCAATCAGACTGGCAAGACAACTACTTTCTCTTTGACTCTGATTGAAGCATTGAATGAAGAGGTTCAGAAGTATACACACGGCGCCGGCAATGTTACAGGTAATTTAACTGCTGGCATGACTGTAAAGAATGCTTCAGGCGAATTGGAACCGGAAGTACTAGTAGTTGAGCAGATTATGAACGGAAATGTTCTAAAGCGTACTGTCATCCCAAATGGAAAGATCACAGATATTGGAGATATCTCCTACAAGGATGGAGAACCAGTTGGATACAACGTCACTATTACTGCTTCTGTAGATTCTACAGGAACAGCATCATACGATTACTACATCAAGCAGGGAGAATAATAAATGATCAAGGTTACTACAAAGACAGGTTTTGAAGCGGAAGTCAATGAGAGTAAGATCCTCGACTTCCGTTTTTTAGAACAAACAGTTGAAACTGTTAAAGGCAAAGATGATCTCGACAAGATGGATGCGACTGTGCAAATGCTGAAAATGCTTTTCACTAAAGCTGACAAGGAAAGATTTCTTCAGCATGTTGCAGATCACAATGACGGCATTGCAGATATCAGTGCAGTTATGGATGAGTTCACAGAAATCATGAATCAGTGCAAAGCAGCCAATAAAAAAGTAAAAAACTGATAGTCATGGCAACCATGATTGCAACAGATGAAGACAGTCTGATCTGTGATCTTGCACAGTATTACCATGTGTTTGACTACAGATCTATGACTGTTGAGTTCGTTGCAACTCTAGCCGCAGGGTTGCCTGAAGACTCACGAGTAATGCGGAAAATATTAAAATGTAATGTTTCAAAGTCAGAACTGATGCTTGCTGCCATTTATGATGATTTGAATACTTATCTCTATTCAATGACTTCAAATGCAAAGCACGGTATCAATAGGCCAGCATCTATTGCAGAAAAATGGCTGAATATTACTGAACAAAAAGAAAACATGGCTTTTGATTCTGTCAACAGCTATGAAAAAGCCAAGCAGAGAATATTAGGAGGTGGATAATATGACAGATGGCGCAACACTAGGCAAAGCGTATATACAAATTATCCCATCTATGGAAGGCACAGGTTCTAAGATCTCTGCCTTTTTAAATGGCGAAGGTGTAAAGGCAGGCAATGAAGCAGGCGAAGCAAGCGGAAAAAGTATGATGCAGTCACTGAAAAGTACAGCTGTAAAGCTTGCTTCAACGCTTGCCATCGGTGCAACAATAAAGAAAGCATTTGATATTGGTGCCGATTTAGAACAGCAGATTGGCGGTGTTGAAACTCTCTTTGCTGAAAGTTCTGCGATTATCAGAAAATATGCCGACGATGCATACAGAACTGCAGGCGTAAGTGCAAATGAATACATGAAGAATGTAACTTCATTCAGTGCTTCACTGCTGCAGGGATTAGGCGGTGATACTGCCAAGGCTGCTGAATATGCAAATACCGCAATGGTAGACATGTCAGACAATGCAAATAAATTTGGTACAGATATTGGTGCTATTCAGAATGCATACCAGGGGTTTTCAAAGCAGAACTACACGATGCTGGACAACTTGAAGCTTGGCTACGGTGGTACAAAAGAGGAAATGCAGCGCTTAATCAAAGATGCAGCTGCAGTCAGCGATTCTGTAGATGCGGAAAGCCTTTCATTTGATAACATTGTACAGGCAATCCATGTCACACAGGAACAGATGGGAATCATGGGCACTACCAACAAAGAAGCTTCAACTACATTCAGCGGTTCTTTAGGAGCGATGAAAGCTTCATGGGATAACTTTCTAGCTGGACTTATGATGAACGGCAAGGACGGAGTTGATATGAACACGTATCTCCAGCCATTGGTTGATTCTATAGGAACATTTGTGTTCAACAATCTGATACCTGCTGTTGGAAGATTCATAGCTGCTGTATTTGAAGCAGTACCTGGCTTACTTGAGATTGGACTGAACTCAATTTCAGAAAGCATATCTGATGCCTTTGGCGGAATAATCGATGCAGAAACAGTCAAGATAGCAATTGAATCAATAGCAGGCGCATTTGCAGCATTTGCGGCAACGGAAGCTGTCATTGCACTGCCAGGACTGATTGATGCAATCAGTGCAGCTATTACAGGATTGAGCTTGAATCCAGTTTCTTTGGCTATAGCTGCCATAGCTGGAATCATAATTGCATTGACTCAGTTGTGGAACAGTAACGAACAGTTTAGAGAATTCGTCACAAGCACATGGAATGCAATCATGTCTTTTCTCTCAAATCTCTGGGCAAGTATTTCTTCGACTGCAGTCAATACTTGGAATGGCATTTCTTCATCAATTTCTGGTGTAGTAAATAAGATTTCTTCTGTTATTTCTACAGTATTCAATACCGTTAAATCTGTAATTGCAAATGTATGGAATGGGATCAAAAACACTACTACATCTGTATGGAACGGAATTAAGTCAGCAATTGAAACACCACTGAACAAGGCGAAGAATATTGTCAAAAGTGTTATCGATACAATTAAAGGATTTTTCAATTTCAACATTTCATGGCCACATATTCCAATGCCTCACTTTTCAATCACTCCTAGAGGATGGGGTGTCGGTGACCTGTTGAAAGGCTCTATTCCCAAACTTGGCATTAGCTGGTATGCAAAGGCAATGAGCGAGCCTAGAATCCTGGATGGAGCACAGATTTTTGGCGCGATGGGAGGAAGGCTTCTTGGTGGTGGTGAAGCAGGCCAAGAAGTTCTTTATGGAAGAACACAGTTAATGCGTGATATTTCCACTGCAGTGCAGAAAGAAAAGAGCGAATATAAAGACAGCAGACCAATTGTTATCAATATTTACGCTAAGGACCAGGATGAAAAGAAGATTGCTGAAGAAGTAAGCAAAATTTTAAATAAGGAAATTAAGAGGAGGACATTCTAATGGATTATTTTACAATCGGAGGAGTTAGTTCCTCTTCTTTTAATGCTTATATATACGATTTAAATGTATTTGATTCACCAAGCAGATCTGTGGACACGTATGATGTGCCTGGGAGGAACGGAGCTCTGACAGTAGCTGGATCAGAGAAATTTGACAATAGAGAAGTGTGGTATGACATGTATATTCCAAAATCAATGATCAGCAATGTAAGAGGACTTACAAACTATCTTCACAGCCTCAAAGGCTATCAGCGCCTTGAGGATACTATTGAACCTGATGTATATAAGAAGGCCATGTATGTAGAAGCACTGCAACTGTCTTTGAAAACTTTAAAAGAAGCAGTGTTCAGAGTTACATTCGACTGTCAGCCTGAAAAGTGGCTGAAAAGTGGTGAACAGAAAACAGTGCTTACAAAGAATGGATCAATCAGCAATCCAACTGTGCAGATTGCCAAGCCGTTAATACGTGTCTATGGCAAAGGTACAGTGCAGATTGGAAATCAGACAATCGAGATATTGAAAGCTCCAACGGAGTACATCGATATTGACTGTGATATCCAGGACTGTTTTGAAGGTACTGCAAACCGCAACTCTTATGTATCTTTGACAGATTTTCCATCTTTAGGTCCAGGCAGTAATGGAATTACTCTTGGAACTGGAATAACAAAAGTAGAAATTACTCCAAGGTGGTGGACACTATGATACCTAAACTGTATGAATCAACAGAGATGGAATTTGTGAGCAACGGTCTAGGATCGTTGCCTGATGCAATATCTTGCAAGGTAACAGAAGAAAGAAATGGCTGCTACGAATTGGAAATGGAATATCCAGTTGGCGGACTGCATTATGATCTGATTGAAAACAATCGAATTATCTATGCCAAGCCAAATGAGACGAGTGATCCTCAGCCGTTTGATATCAAGGAAATTACTCCATCAATGAATAAGATGACTGCGACAATCTACGCACAGCATGTAAGATATCGGATGAACGGAATACCTGTATCACCGTTCAGCTCACAAGGAATCAATGATGCACTTGCAGGATTGAAGCAGAACAGTCTGATCAAGCATCCATTCACCTTCTATACAGATATTGTTAATGGATCAAGCAAATTCAATGTAGGACTGCCTGAAACTTTAGGCAGTCTTTTAGGTGGAAAAAAAGGCAGCGTCCTAGATACCTTCAGTGGCTCTGCTGGATGTGAATACGAGTTTGATAGATTTAATGTCAAGCTCCATGCACACAGAGGCACTGACAGTGGTGTATCCATTCGGTACGCAAAAAATCTTACCGGATGCAAAATGGAATCATCTATCGAATCCGTCTATACAGGAGTACTTGCATACTGGCAGAAAAAAGGAGAAGACAAAGAAGAGTTATTAAGTAGTGATATCCAATATATCGCAAGCCATGCTAGTTATCCTCGTGAGTATATCTACATGCTTGACTGCTCTTCTGACTTCGAAGATACACCGACGGTTGAGCAACTCAATGCAAAGGCCTCAGATTATGCAGTGAATAACCGTATAGGTGAGCCTTCTGTGAGCGTTGACGTCTCTTTCGTACCTCTATGGGGAACCGAGGAATACAAAGCAATAGCACCTCTAGAAAGAACCTGCCTGTGCGACACAGTTACAGTTCGCTTTGATCTATTAGGAGTTAACGTTAAAGCAATCGTCAACAAGACTGTCTATGATGTTCTAGCTGAAAAATACGACTCGATATCTATCGGATCTGCCAAGAGTAAACTTGGAGAGACTATCAAACAGGAAGCTCACGATCAAGCAGAATCTGTAAAGAAAGATACAATCTCAGCTGTACAAGGATCCATTGACAGCGCAGTAGATAAGATCCGTGGCGGGACTGATGGCCATGTCATTCTGTCCACAAATGCAAATGGCGAAACCAATGAGGTGTATGCATATGACGGCAATTCTTTAGAAACAGCAGCCAAGGTTCTCAGATTGAATTACGAAGGACTTGCTGGGACAGACAAAGGTGTTAACGGCAGATACAATGTGGCTATCACTACAGACGGCCACGTAAATGCCAGCATGGTCACTTTCGGTGAAATGAATGGTAATCTGATTAAGGCGAATTCTGTGGTCATCGGTGCTCTGAACGAAGAAATAACAAACAAGATAGACAGCGCTCAGTCAAGCGCTGATAATGCTCAAACAAATGCAAACGATGCTATCAGCAAAGCGAAAAAAGCGCAGGAAGATGCAGATGATGCATCAAAACTGGCTAATAACGCATGGCAAGGAATAGATGATTTATCGCAGGTGATCGTGGCAGACGGTAAAGGCGTAAAGGTGAAAGAAGCGCGAAATTCCGAGAATTACGCACGGTATATGTCTGACGGTGTACATATCTTTGTGGCGGATTTAGAAAGAGCGAAAATTGGCATAGAGTCGCACTTTAACAGCGTAGCAATTAGTGGGTATTTGATGGCTGCATCGCACAGGACAGAAACAATTATGGAAACAATGGGCGACAATGAAAAAGAAGAGTGCACAGCACTTTACTGGACGGGAGATGTTAAATAATGGTAGCACTGCAGAAAGCACATAGATTGAAAACATACACTGATAGATTGTATGCAGACTAGTACATTCGTGCAGAAGAAACAAGTGTAGATACTGCAAATAACAGGTCATATGTATCGGTAGCAATTTCGATTTTCTGTTCTCCTAATTACAGTTTTTCTGCAACCAATAGTGGCAGTGGATTGACCGGAACAACAGATACGTCTTTTGGGTATCGTACATATTCTGCTGGTGAAACAACTCTGGCAAGTGGTGGCTTCTGGGTAAATCACAACGATAAAGGAGAAGCAGCGGCACATATCTTTTATTGGGGAAGTACTACTTTTGGAAGTGGGTGTAGCGGAGATTTCTGGCTAGGGTTAACTACAATTGCACGTACATCTAAACCGTCTATCAACGACTGGCCAAATAACAAACCTGATGTCACAGCTGGTGAAACATGTACTATCCACATGAACAAAAAGGCAAATTATACTCACACTGTAGAGTATACGTTTGGCAACAAAAGAGGAACTATTGCAACGAAAGTTGTAGACAACTGCACATGGAAAGTTCCTATATCGTTACTCGATCAGATAAAGACTGCAACGATTGGCTACGGCTCAATCGTGGTTACAACTTATAACGGCGATAAAACAATCGGAACTGCGACATGTGCGTTGAATATCCACGTGCCAGGCGACGCAACTCCAACTTTAGATGAACTTACAATCACAGAGAATAATGCTAACGTAAAAGCAAAAGGCGATGACATTACCATACAGCAGATATCAAGCAAATCAGTGAAAGTAACTGCTACGCCAAAGTACTACGCCAGTATTAGTGCTGTGACTTTAAACGGTGCAAAAATGACTCTGAGCAATGGAGAATATACAGCAACTGTAGGGAATCTGAATGACGGTAAATATGTGATAGTTGTCAAAGACAGTAGAGGATTAGCAGTTTCCAAAACGATTGAACAGAATTTCTACTCATATGCGAGGCCACAGATTACAGGTGCAAGTCTGAAGCGTGATTCGGAAACAGACTCTCATGGTGAACTGAAAGTCGAAGGTAAGTATTCTACAACGCTGAACAATACACTTAAAGTCGAAATCATGCGAAACGATGTAAGTTACTACACAGTACTTGAAGCAACGCTTAGCGATGGAACTGTATCTGCAAACAAGATATATGATGATTTGTACTACACAGCAACATGGAGCGTAGATATCAGGCTGACAGATGGTTTTGGAGAGACAGCAAATACAACAGTGAGACTTGGCGTAGGACAGTATGCTGTTGCAATAGGCAAATACGACGTAAAAGTCGGAAGAAACGCTTATGTGAATAATGAAGTCCGCGCAAAAAACTTCAAATTTGCAGGGGCATCTCCTTGTATGCACTATGTAGGAAACGCATGGCATTTAGCTGACAAAGGGGTGGCAATACAAATGACACCTGCACTAAGTGGGCATAGATTCACAAGTGTTGATATTTATGACCCAGACTACATAGAGAAAGCCTATGACGATGGTGGATATCCATCTGTTAGGATCAAGAAGAAAGGAAGATATCTGCTGCCTGCAAAAGTACAAGGTTCAAATGTTCAAGGAAGCAGTTCGTATGGATTTGGATTTACGATAAACAAAACAGACAATAGTGGAGAGTTTGCATATGACCAGTATGAAATTAGATTTACTACATACGCATGTGCAGGCACAGCAATGTTTATAAAAGATTTAAATGAAGGCGACATTATCAGATATCAAGTATTCAGCGATTTGACAAGAAAATGCGAATATTTGTGGATAGGTTTTATCTATCTGACGGATCAATGATAGAAAGGAAAAAAATGGCAAATCAAAAAGTTAAATGTAACTTAGTTCCGAGCCTGGTGACTCCCGTCACTGTAAGCTTGCATCAGTTTGACAAAACCACAGATTCGGAAGGAAAAGTAATTGAAGTGGAATTGTACAGTGGGAAAGAGTTGTATACAGTCCCGGCAGGTGCAAAAGCGATTATACGTGCAACAAAACCGGATAGAACCTTTTACGAGTATGCTTGTACATATGAAGGGAGTGTTGTAAGTGTAGAAGTCAAAGAACAAATGACAGCCGTAAAAGGAAGGTATTTTGCAGAACTGAGACTTACAAGGAATGGCAATATCATTGGATCAGCAAGCTTTATGATCTATATCGAGCCATCCACACTTGCAGATGCGGTTGTTTCAGAGAGTGATATTCCTTTAATTGAAAAAGCCTCACAGGCCTACGATTTCTGTGTATCCGTTCAAGATAAAGTCGAAGAAGCAAAGGTCAGCGCCGAGTCGGCTATTCAGACAAAAGCAGAAATCGAAGCACTTAAAGATGAAGTGAAAGCAGAAGCTTTGAAAGCTGGTGAATCCGAATCAAAAGCAAAGGAATATGTGGATCAAGCCAGCAGCTATGCATCTTTAGCTGGCGGAAGTTCAGAATCGGCTGGCAGATCAGCAGCTAGTGCTTTATCATCAGCAAAAAGTGCGGCAGATGCATTAAATTCGTCAGTTGCAAGTGCAAGCGATGCATCCAAAAGCGCATCAGCTGCGTCGAAAGCGGCGAATGTCTCAAGTCAGAATGCAGCAAACGCGAGTCAAAGTGCAGAGAATGCAGCTGTATCAGCTGCTGCTGCAAGTACAAAAGCATCAGAAGCAAACGAATTCGCAACAAACGCAAAGGCAAGTGAGACAAAGTCAGAGGCAAGTGAGCACAATGCAGAGAAATCAGCAGCCAGTGCTTTGTCATCAGCTAAGTCAGCGTCGGAAAGTGCAGCAGATGCATCATCGAAAGCGGCAGAAGCAAGTAAATCTGCAGAAAGTGCAGGCTCAAGTGCAGCATCTGCGAGTGATTCAGAAGCAAATGCCAGGAAAAGCGAAGAAAACGCAAAAGCATCAGAAACGAAGTCACTAGAGTCAGAGTCTAATTCAAAACTCTTCTATGACAATATCGTAGCTACTCAATTTCCTTACAATGTGGAAGGACTTTCGCAGCTTGAAAAAGAAATCACAGCTCGATACGAATCAGCAAGGACTGGTAAAGTGTTTGCAATCAGACACAAGAAGTTTGCAGTGGATCCATCTCCTGTTGGCGAAAAGCTGCTAGATTCTGTAGGACTTAGCTGCACACCATCAACAGATACAGTGCAGGGACAGGATGATTTTATGCAGTATCTCCCATTCCAGTGGGAACACTGCAACTATGTTCGAGATGAAGATGATGGATTTGCAAGACCGACAGTTATCGAGGGCAGAGAGAACTACAAGAACAGTGGAAATGTTGATGTAGGTTGTATTTCCGCAACATTCTGGTGGAAAAGAGTAGATACAGATGCAGACTATACTATTTATCTGTCTGATATGCCACATCCGGAACTTGCTCTCGTTCCGTGGTATGAAGCAGTAAAGGCGGATGGGTCTGTATTGCCATACTACATAGGAAGTGCTTACTCATCTGTTAACGGTGATGACGAACTTCCGCGTTCGCTCCCTGGAAGAGCACCTTTGTATAATCAGTCACACAACGGAAATATCGTTTCATACCAGAAAAAAGGAAAAGGTTACTGGGGATGTGGAGATGAGTATGTTACTCACGGTGCCATTTTTTCTGACATTAAGTATGGGACACCAAACATTCAGCAGTATGCACAAGGATGTGTCGGATTCAGTGCACAGAAGAAGTGTGCAGTTGCAGAGGCTGCTACAACTCGTGTACTGATTGATAAGCAGGACGTTTTCTATGTCGGCTGTTGCGTATCGATTGGAGTTGCAAGAGCTTCAGATGGAAATATTGACAGAGGGCTTGCAGAAATCCACTCAATAGCCAATAGAGTTAAAGTTAAAGCAATAGAAACGGTAGAAATCGAAGGAACAAACTACTGTGCACTTGAGTTGGATGTAGATGTTCCAATTAATGTTGATACAGAAACGTATGTATCATCTATGCCTTGCTTTTCGGGAGAAACAGATGCAGTCATCGACCATTATGATGGGTCATTTATGAGCTATTCCAACAATTGCCACACATTCCGCCTCCACGGCAGAGAATACCTGAACGGGTTGTATTTCACGTCGGCGAATACTGCGTTGCAGATGAAAGATGGAAACTGGCATGTCATGCACGCACGAAAAGGAGCACAACACAATACAGAGCTGACAGGATACGATGACGTCGGATACATCCCATACAACGATGGAACTGATTACTGGTGCGGTGATTGGGGATGTGATATGGCAACAGGAGTTTCTTATCCGTCTTCAGTCGGCAAATCTAATGCGATGGGGGCAGGAGATATGGTTTATGTAGGTGGTAAAAACGTCAAGGAAGGTGAGAAAAGAAACCACTTATGTCTGGGCGGCCTCGGGTACTGGTCTTATGCTGGCCTCTTCTGCGTTAACTGCTGGAGCTGGGTCGGTGACGGCTGGTGGGACTCTGCCTCTCGCGATTAAGTATTGTTTTTAGAGGGGTTGCAAGGGGAACCATCCCCTTGCAGACTTGAAATTTAATAGGGTATGGCGGTATATGGGCAACCTCAGGAACTGGTCTAATGCTGGCCTCTTCTACGTTAACTGCAGGAACAGGGTCGGTAACGGCAGGTGGAACTATGCCTCTCGCAATTATGCAAAAAAATCCTATATCAGCATAGGTAACAAAAAAATAAAACATACCGTCATGCACTCGTGTGGCCTACGCGTCACATGAGTCTGCAGCAAATGCAGCCTGTCCAGTGTGGACAAACTGGCTGATAAAAAAACAATGGTTTAGTAACGAAAGTGAAAGATCATATTTAGCAAAATCGATTTTAACATGGAGAAAAAGTGCAAACATGTAGATATTACAGATATTAGCTTTATTGAAAAAGCTATATACGACTGTTTAAGACACAAGTCACAAAAACAGCTGGAGAAAAAAGACTGGCAGTCATTAATCAAAGAATGTGGGAGCATACATGGTATTGCACTTTTGCTTCAAAAGGAAATATGCAGCAGAAGTCTTGTACTGGAGCCAACGAGAACAGTAGAGATTCGTGATAAATCCAATGGAAAACAGAGAATACTTACAATTGAGCACATTAAACAGCAACTGTATGACTATATAGCTGTACACGGATTAGAAGAGCTGTATTGCAGATATGGATATTATCAAATAAGTATCCGCAAACACGGCAGTCCTTTGATGGCAATGAGATACGTCCAGGGATGGATGCACGATAAAGAGATAAAGTATGTTGTACAGATGGACATCAGAAAATGCTATCCAAGTATTACACACGAAAGAATGATTGAGTGGCTCCAAAAACATGTACGTAATGATGATCTTCTATGGCTTATCAACTCTCTGTTGGAAACCTCCAGCAACGGACTTCCAATCGGCAGCAGGCTGAGTATTGAACTGTGTGCACTGTATCTGTCTGATGTATACCATCACATAGAAAACAGCTATTACTACACAAGAAAAGGCAAGAAAATCCGTGTGTTCAAACATTGGATTTTTTATCTGGATGATGTATTTCTGTTTGGCTCTAACGCTCGGAAAATGTTTAATGCTGCTAATGAATTGATAAAATTTTATGAATCAATCGGGCTGGAGATTAAACCAGACTGGAAAATAATTTGCTTGAAATCAAACAGGGATGATACGCATATAGATATGCTCGGGTACAAGGTGTATCACGATCGTATAACAATACGAAGACGAGACTACATCAAGACTAAGCGAGCCTTGAAAAGGTTCAAGAAGCATCAGAACAATCTGCATTATGCACAAGGCTATATTGCAATGTATGGATTGTTTCTAAAGCATACGAATTCGATTAAATTCAGAAGAAAGTATAAAGCGGATAAATACTATAAAATGGCTAGAAAGGTGGTTTCAAATTATGCAAGAAGCGAGTTTCTTTGAAAAACAAGAACCGGTGACAGTGAGCAACATTGGCGGAGTTAAGCAGTACATACTATGTCTCGACGAAAAAGAAGAGATGCATACGTTTGGACTGGAAGAAAAAACAGAGTTTAAACAGTATGTTTACAAGTTCAATATGTTTAAGGATAACTCTGTGGATGAAGCAGACGTTAAAGCAAACCCTCAGAAGTATCTCGAATATGTTCCAAAAACTGTAGAGCCAGTTGTACAAGCAACAATAGAGAAGAGGGTAATGGTTCTTGAGCAAAGACAAGACAACGCAGATCAGGCATTACAGGATCTTATCTGCACGGTAATGGGGGAATAGGATGTATAAGTTTATCGCAATCAGAGTTCATGACGGCTTTATGACAGTGGATGAAGTTCCATCCAAGATGCTTAAAGGTGTCAGAAAAGCATACAAAGAACTCTATGGAGAAGATTTAAAGTGAAGTATGGATTAGTTCTGAATGCCGAAGACATCGAAGAAATATTAACTGAATACTTTGATGTAAGCAGAGAAGACGTGATCAGAACGGATAATAATTTTATTGTGATTCAAAAACAAGACAAAAACGAAAATTAAGATGCAGCATGCATCTTTTTTAGTGGAGGAAAACATATGGTAATGAGAGGAATTGACATCAGTAAATGGCAGAGTGGCATTGATCTTTCAGCAGTGAATGCTGACTTTGTAATCGTAAAGGCAACGGAAGGCATTGGCTATGTGGATAAATCATGCGATGGCTTTTTTCAGAAGGCATTAAGCTTGGGAAAGAAACTTGGTTTCTACCACTTTGCACGACCAACAAATGATGCAGTCAGAGAAGCAGAATACTTCTACAACAACTGCCGCGGATACTTTGGAAAGGGTATCCCTATCCTCGACTGGGAATCAGGAAACACTAGCAACGTCGCATGGGCAAAGAGATGGCTTGATAGAGTATATCAGCTTTCAGGAGTAAAGCCTGTGATCTACATGTCCGAATCAGTAGTAAACGCGAACGACTGGTCATCAGTCGCAGCAGCAGACTACGGATTATGGGTAGCTAAGTACAGAGATAATAATCCTGACTATAACTACAACATGGCTAATGCAGGAAACAGACCGCGTGTGAAGTGGTGGAAGTTCTACTGCATGTGGCAGTGGACTAGCTCAGGAAGATTGAACGGATATAACGGAAATCTTGATTGCAATGTATTCTATGGAGATGGAACAACATGGGATGCGTATGTCGGCAAGTCAACAAGCACAGTAAAGCCTCAGACAAATCCAACAAGAAAGACAACTGATCAGCTTGCTGATGAAGTAATCGCAGGACAGTGGGGCAATGGATCAGATAGAAAGAAGCGCCTGGCTGATGCAGGATATGACTATGATGCAATTCAGAAGGTAGTTAATCAGAAGATGGCTGCTAAAAAGCAAACTGCACATGTTTACTATGTAGTAAAGCGTGGAGATACGCTGTCAGCGATTGCTTCCAAGTATGGGACAACATATCAAAGACTTGCACAGATCAATGGTATTGCTAACCCTAACAAGATTTATGCCGGGCAGAAGATCAGGGTGAAGTGATGGAATTATTAGAAAAAATCATTCCTTGGTCTATCAGTCTGATATCGTTGATTATTCTGATTATTACATTCTTCAAAACTGGAAGCAAAGAACAGAAAGAAGATATCAAACAGGAAGATACAAAGTTTACGGATATTGAAAAAAGTCTTTTAAAAGCAAATTTAAAGTTAGACCAGTTATGCGCAACCACCTCCGAAACAAGGACGGATATCAAGAGTTTAAATAAAGACTTAAACTCCCTAGGCGAAAGAGTGACAGCTGTTGAACGTGATCTAAAGACTGCTTTTGAAAAAATCAATGAATTGAAAGGAAAAATAGTATGAACTGGAAAGTAAGATTTAAAAACCCATTATTTATTGCTCAGATGATCCTTGCAGTACTGGCACCAATCCTTGCTTATGCAGGATTAACGGTCAAGGATCTGACTACATGGCAGGCACTTGGTGATTTGCTGATGGGCGCATTGAGTAATCCTTATGTACTTGGATTAGTTGTAGTCAGTGTATTCAATGCAGTGACGGATCCAACCACAAGTGGAGTTGCAGACAGTGAACAAGCATTGACATATACAAAGCCTAAAGAATAGAGTAAAGCCAGGTGTAATGCCTAGCTTCTTTTTTTATGCATAAATACAAAAAACCTCTGAAAAATCAGAGGTTAATCTCACTCGATAATATCATTAGTTCGAATGAGTACTTGTAGGCAGGGGTAGAGAGAATCGAACTCCCATCAGCGGTTTTGGAGACCGATGTACTACCATTGTACGATACCCCTAAAATAAAAGTGACGAGTACGGGATTCGAACCCGTGAGTGCCGCCGTGAAAGGGCGGTGTGTTAAGCCACTTCACCAACTCGCCAGTGCTCAAATAATATACCATAATGATGTATACTATGCAATACTTTTTTAAACTTTTTTGAGGAAGTTAACAATTGTTTAGAAATGAAAAAAGCCCATGTTTCCATGAGTTTTTTCTATGGTGACGAGTACGGGATTCGAACCCGTGAGTGCCGCCGTGAAAGGGCGGTGTGTTAAGCCGCTTCACCAACTCGCCAGCGCTCAATTAATATACCATAGACTATTACTATATTGCAACACTTTTTTGAAAAAAA